AAAGTCTACTTGACTTACATTTTCTGATAGTTGTTGTCCGCCCATAACTTGGTCAAACATACCAACAACTGTCTGTGCTAGTTTACTATTCTTTTGTGCCGCAGGATACAAACTCATAACAAGTGCTAGTTTGCGCTTGTCATTTAGTGTAGGCCATGCTTTGCGAATCTGTGTTGCGCTTGTGATACCAGGACCAAACTCAACTGTAGGTAAATATGCCATGTATGCATGTTTGCCAAATGGTTGCACATCTTTACCTGTCCATGGTTGAAAGTAAGCTGGACTACCATCTTTCTTTGTCCCACCTGCTTGCGGTGGTTCATTTTTATCTTTTTCACTACGAACAAAAATCAATACATCACTGTTTGGATCGTAGTTTTGCGTAATCTCTTTTGCTTGAAAAGGACTCTTAACTTGTATAAAACGCCCTGGTGCTACGCCTGCTAGTTTAGCTAGTTTTTCTTTTAATGCGAAGGGGAAAGGTCTTTCGCTTTGGTCATTAGTTGCCGCTACATAAACATCAGCATTAGGAAAGGCTTCTAACGCAGACTTGTATAATGCATAATGTCCTGCGTGAAATGGATGAAAGCCTCCCGGCATAATGACAATCTGTTTCATATTAATAACTTAACTTAATAAAATTAACACCGCCGTTATTAAAGTCAACAATCTTTGCACGTAAGAAAACGAAATTTCCTTCTACGTTGGTATAGATACTAGCGTTGCTTGCAATTTGAGGTGCTGTGTTTGCAGGTGCATTAGCATCTGCTTCTAGTTCATAGACTTTAAACCAGCTATTAGCTTGAGGGGGATTTGCTAGTGTAGCCTCAATAACAATATTGCCTGTTAGTTGAGTGACGTTTATGTTAACAGTCTGTAAATCTTTGTTGCCTAAATAATATGCGGCAGCAGGTTGACTGTTTCCAGTAACTGTATAAGGTGCACCGTTACCTGGATTAGCATAAGTAGTCTGCGGTAACAGAATTAGTGTTGTAGTTTGGCTCATTATGCTCTCACTACTTCAACAACTACTGCTTCACCGACTAACTCCTGCGCTACTTGCTCAAGTGCGGCTTGAACGTCGGAACCAGCGATACCAGAAACGTCTGATTCGCTGTCCTTAACGATTTTGCTAAATTTGATGACTAATACATCCTCGACAATCTTTGCCATGGTAAATACTCCATTTGTAATAGAGTATTTATCATTTTAGGATTCTTCTGGACGCTTTTCTAGCTTGTACTTTTTACCCAGTACGTCACCATGCATTAATGCAAGATAACTCAAGGTAGATTCATCATCATAGTCAATGAAATGTGCTGCACTTGTCCACCTAAAGTGCCAGATTCCCCAACGTTTAGCATCTCTGTCTACCCAACGCTTTAGTGCAGAGCTAGGAAACAATTTAGGTTGTCTTTTCAATGTTCCCTTGAATTCTTCTAGGAATCCATCTTCAACACGCTTTGATCTTAGATAAACACGATATTTATGTTTGGGTTCCCCGACAAAATGCTTGATACCTGCATACTGACTAGTTTGCACTTGGGTATAATCAGGCAAGTACTTAGATCCTAAAAGTGTAGCAATATCTTGCAATTTTGTTAGGTCGTTGCTAAAGACTGCTAATGTACTGCCTTCAATACGTATTCCGAGGTCTTTAGTTTTCTTCCTATCTAATTGCAACTGTACTATTAATTTCAATGCATCTTTGTTTGCTACAACATCCGGTAAGTCTGCTTTTTTGACAGATCCATAACGTTTAGACTTGCCGGCAATCTTTTCATCTATTTCATCAGGTTTCGTACACCACCAAGTATATTTTATACAAGGGATAATTACCCTCATACGATATTCATACTTGTTGTAGTAAGTGTCATCCCGATATTCGTAGAAATCAATACCGGGCACATCATCAACTGATTTCAATAATCCCATCTTCACCCACCCTAGCTGTAGATTTTTGAACGACATTGAAGTCAATTTCACCGTTGTTCATTACGACATTAACTGTTGCATTCTTGATTCGTTGGAATAGAATCTTCTTACTCAAGGGTACACGCAACAACGAATCAACTTTGCGTCCTAGAGGACGAGCACCCATTTTCTTATCGTAACCTTGTTCTGCAAGATATTCAATCACCGGTTCAGACAACGACAATGTAATATTGTGCTTTTCAGCCAAACTTGACTTGAGGTCTTCAGTGAACTTGATAACAATTTTCTTGATTGCAAGCATATCAAGCTTGTTGAACTTACAAACAAGATCCAAACGATTGCGGAACTCAGGCTTAAAGAACTCACGCAATGCTTTGTCATCTTCGCCTGTTTTTTCAATAGATCCAAATCCAATATTAGCACGTTCACTATCAGCACTACCTAAGTTACTGGTCATGATAATTATAGTGTTTTTACAACTTACTTGTTTACCGTTACTACCTGTAATCTTACCTTCATCTAGAATCTGCAAGAATATATTAAAGATATCAGGGTGTGCTTTTTCAACTTCATCAAACAACATGATAGCATGAGGATTCTTGCTCAAGTCACTAATCAATCTACCACCTTGTACTTGACTATCACCGAAGCCAACATAACCAGGAGGAGGACCAATCAAGCTTGATACACTGTGTTTTTCTCCGAACTCACTCATGTCGTACTTGAGCAACGGCATATCAAGATTCTTACTCAATAGTTTAGCTAGTTCAGTTTTACCTGTACCAGTGGGGCCCAAGAACAAGAAGCTTGCTGTTGGCTTAGTATCGTTGCCGATTCCTGCAAAGCTTACATAGACACGATCAAGGACTTCTTGAACAACATCATCTTGACCATAGAGTTTGCCTTTGATGTTAACTTCCAAGTTGTTAATCTTGTCAAAGTTGTCACCGCTTAATTTGTCAGCAGGAACGCCAGTGAACTTTTCAACTTGTTCAAACACTAGTTCTTTAGTAATGATTGTATCTTCGTTACCCGCAACACGTTGTTTAGCGCATGCGGCATCTAGCAAATCAATACTCTTGTCTGGATTCTTACGGTCATGAATATAACGTGTAGAACTTTCAACCGCCGCCTTGATAGCTTCTTCAGTAATGTTTACTTTGTGGAAATCATTTAGTCGTGAAGACAATCCTGACAAGATGCGAATAGTAGATTCTTGACTCGGTTCATCAATAGAGACACGATAGAATCTACGCATCAATGCACGATCCTTCTCAAAACTCTCGTAGTACTCTTCCCAAGTTGTGCTTGCGATAACTTTCAGATTGCCCTTAGTAATAGCAGGCTTAATCAAATTAGCAAAATCAACTGAACCGGTGCTACTTCCACCAGAACCTTGCATAGTATGTGCTTCGTCAATAAACAGAATAGATTTCTTTTTAGTGTTCAATGCCTCAAGTACAGACTTTACCTTTTCTTCAAAGTCACCGCGATACTTACTACCAGCAAGCAGTGAGCCAACTTCAAGTGAGTAAACATCGTGACCGTTCAAGAACTCAGGAGCCTTACCTTCTTCAATCATGTTAGCAAGACCTTCTGCGATTGCAGTCTTACCAACACCAGGATCACCAACCATCAATACGTTAGCTTTGAACTTTTTAGCAAGAACGTTAACGATATCATCTAGTTCTTTAGTACGTCCGATCAATGGCTCAATTCTACCTTCTTTTGCAAGCTTGGTAAGATTAGTAGTGTATTCTTCAAGGATTTCATCAGCTTGATTTTCGGTGAGATTAGTATGATAATCCTCACCCTTATAGGTCTTTTGCCAGTGTTGAATGAATTCATTCTTATTGACACCGTATTTCAACAGGAAGTAATGTGCGTGACTGTTGCCCTCACTAGCGATAGACAAGTACAAGTCAATCGTCAATACTTGCCTACGACCAGTAAACAACACTTGGGTCACTGAACGGTTCATAACACGTTCAAGGCTATTTGTCTTTCGTGGAACAATCGGATCCTCTTTAGATACGATTGCATGTAGGTTACTCACGTATGCATCAATTTCATCAGTCATAGCAGTAACATCTACACCGAATGATGTTAGGCATTTCTTAAATGGGGTGTGAGTTACAAGTGCGTATAGCAAGTGTTCAACAGTACAATATTGGTGCTTTTTTGCTTTTGCAAACTCAATTGCCTGTTCAATAATTGATTCAATTTCCGGAGAGTTAGTCATAATTTCCTTAAGTTTTGGCTTTAGTTTGCTTGATACTATCAATGATAGCTGTATCAATGTTATCAGGTACGAATGGCTTTAACAATAGTATTTGGTCACCGTAGAACCCAGTGTTGTTAATTGGCATTCCTTGTCCAGCAATTTTTAATTGCATGTGGGGTTGGGTTCCTGCAGGAATCTTTACTTCAAGTGTTGTGCCCGAAATAGTAGTGAACTCAATAGTAGTTCCCACAATTAAGTCTAGTACCGAAACGGGCTGATTACAGTACAAATCATTTCCATTTCTGTCAAACTTTAAATGTTTTTGTACTCTGAATTCTACTATCAGTGTGGCCCCGTCTATTACATCGTTGATACGAATTTGAGAACCATCGTGTACTCCCTTAGGGATATCAATCTTTACCATATTGTGACCAGTAGGAGATTGAATCTTTAGTAACTGTTCACCACCAGTATATGCTTGGTCTAATGAAATTACAACACTAGTTCTATATATTTGTGTGGCTCGTCTTTGTTGCGTAGTTTGCTTAAAGAATTCATTGAATATATCATTGAATCCACCAGTAGCGTTAAACGAGAATCCACCTGGGAATCCAGCACCGAAGTCATGGAAGTTAAATGATTGTGACGCTGGGTTATCGTATTGCTGCCTTTTATCCGAGTCGGATAAGGTATCGTATGCAGCTTGGATTTTTTGAAACGTAGCAGTATCACCACCCCTATCGGGGTGATGCTGACTTGCTAATTTACGATATGCTTTTTTGATTTCATCAGGGGTTGCATTCTTTGCAACACCTAGCGTATTATAATGGTCCATTCTCAATTATAACACTCCTAGAAAATAAAATCAATTATGACTTGCCCTCTATTTTCTCTTTAGTACGGCCATATGCAGCGATACCTAGAACTGCACCCATAGCAATGTGGTACAATCCGGCGCCTTGCAATGTTAATGGTTGCCACTGACTAGTGACATTACCTTTACTCAATGCTTGCAACAATGACCAAAGAATTGGGAACACTACAAAGTCTGCGGTACAGGTCATCATATAGACCCAGCCCATAACAGGACGCCATTTCTTGTTGATCCAATCCGTAGAGTCTTTGTCATGTTGTACTAAAACGTCAGCCCCTTGTGCTGCATTACTACCCGCGGCTGTGAGATTTGGTTGCGGTTGATTTGATGCGGATGCACCATTAAACCCATTTCCTGAATAGCTACTTGGTGAAGAGGATGATGAGAATCCTGCTGACGGCGAGCCAAATGTTGCAGAGCTAGAAGGTGCGTTGGAGAATGATGTTCCATAATTACTGCCTTGTGGGAATTGATTGATAGTAGGATCGGATGCTAGTGCCTCATGATGGTCATCGTCAAGAGCCATTGGTTGTTCAAAACCTGCTTTTTTGGGTAGAATTGTTTGTGCCATTTTTTATAGTCCTGCCATTGCTTTAAATGCTTTAAGTTCACTGTCTTGTTCTTTAACTAGATTCTTAGGATCAAGACCTGCACGTTCACGCATTTCGTTCATTTCTTCTTGTGCTTCTTCCGATTCTTCTTCTTCACGATATTCATGTGGGGACAGCTTAATGACCTGTTTTAATATATTTTCGTCAGGTTCATAATCTTCTTCATCAACTTGTATAGTCCAATCGTTTACTGGTATATCTGTAAGTGTTTCTAAGTCTGATAATAATTCTATAATTCTAGCGGGTACTGCTGTTCTACGATTCATTTCAACAAAAACAATATACTTACCGGGAGCAATCTCACCTTCACCTAGACTTGCATCTAGTACCCAATCGTAGCCTCGTTCAAACCAATCTACGATATCGTTTCCAGCGGCTTCGCTGTTCATGATGAACGCCAACGTAACAATATCACTGTCTTTGCCCATCTTAGCCGCATATTCGTCAACCGTAACTACAGGTTTAATTTGTCCTACTAAGTCTTGGTAGTCTAATCCTTCATTAATAATTCGTCTAGTCATGTTATGCTACCGGTGGTTGTTCAGGTGCTTCTGGCCCTAAAGCAGGAGTCTGTTCAGCTTCAGGATTTTCTTCTTGTGTACTTTCCTGATCTAGATCATCCTCATATGCTTCATCAATCTCATCCAAATCAATTTCTTGGTCTGCCAAGTCAATTGACCCTTCACGTATCTCGTTCATTAATTCAGTAGGAATTACGATATTTACGAACCAAACAGGACGTTCCTTCATTTTAGGATATCTTGTTCCAGGAACATAGTCATCGTAATTTTCAATTTCTATCGGTACTTTAATTTTTGACTTTGCGAAAGAGACTTTGCATCCTATCGCTACTAGACGTTTTGCACCTCTAGGATCGGGCATTAATTTATAGGGCCACATAAAAGTGCAGCCCACATTGTAACGTCCTACATCTGGACCCTGAACTAGTTCTCCGATTATCCAGTTACGGAAAGCATACAAATCAGCTTCATCCAGAACTCTCTCAAAATCCAACAATGTTTTCATAGACCCGTCGCTAGTATAGATACCCTTTACAGTATCTATAACACTAACAAAGTCAATATCATCAAAAAAGTTGTCGGCGGTTTTATTCTTCATGTTGTATTTATCTTTTGTATCACAATAGGTCTAATATCACATTCGGACCACCTTAGCCTAATATTTATCATATAATTTTGTGTTAAAACACTGCTATTCTGATTAGTTTACTTGGTTGTAAATATTAGTGAATGGTTACAGCATTCACGCTCTACAAAGGAGAATCACTTGAGCAAAAGAAAAACTAGCGCACTTCGCACTAATAATCAAGATACACGTTACAGCACACAGACAAAAAAACACAACTCTCAATCAAATACTTTCTATATAAATGAATCTAAAACTATTGATTTCAACCAAGCAATTCCTAGCAAAGCAAAAGCTAGAAAACCTGTTGAACTAATCCCCAAATCCATAAATCAAGAAAAATACATCATATCCTTGTTAGATGATAACACTGATATCGTTGTAGTTTCTGGTCCTGCGGGAACCGGTAAAACATATCTAGCAATGCAAGCTGCTATAAAAGCTATGAAATCACAGCAATGTGATAGAATCATTTTGACTCGTCCTGCAGTGGGTGTAGACGATGAGAAGCATGGGTTTTTACCCGGTGACCTGAATCAAAAGATGGAACCGTGGACAAGACCGCTATTAGACGTACTTAGAGAGCATTACACAGCCGCGGAAATCACCCACATGCTAGATGAACAGATAGTGGAGATTGCACCTCTAGCATTTTGTCGAGGACGAAATTTCAAAAATAGCTGGATAGTGTTAGATGAGGCGCAGAACTGTACTCCAAGTCAATTAAAGATGATTATGACTAGAATCGGAGTAGGCAGTAAGATAGTTATTACAGGGGATATTGAGCAAGCAGACCGCAAGACAGCAGACAATGGCTTAATGGATCTATTATCAAGACTAGAAAAGGGGGTGATTCCTGGACTACAATCATGTAAGTTTGACATTCGTGATGTACAACGACACAAGATTATTGAGCATGTCCTCAAGTTATATTCTTAAATGACAAGAGGGGCAATGCCCCTCTTGATTATGTTTTCGCAGTGATGGCTGCTTCTTTTTCTAGTTGCGCTATTACGTTAGGGTATACCTTACTATAGTAGGTATGCATTTTTTCCCAATCTGTATCCACAATCTTCCCTTCAATAACGCATTTTTCAACTTTCTTTTTAGCATAGTCTAAGATTACGTTACATGTTTGAATGTCTGACTGGCGTATTTTCTTTGCAACGGTCATCTGTTCGTCAATCTGACCGCCCGGTTTACGCATGAAAGTAATTAATAGATATCTCACGATGTTAGCTCCACTAGTGTTGCGGCTAGACTAATCTCGGGAATACCAACTAGTGGTAGATTAGCTAAACCGTTGCGAATAACAATGATGCTAGCATCACGTTGTTCGTTTGTATTGCCCCACAAATCTAAATTATCGTACATCCAGCGATAAGTATCTTCAATTCGTGTAGGATACAATGCAATATATTGCATTAGTTGTTGACGACCTTCTAAGATTTTACCAGCTTTGAATAAAGATGTTGCTGCCAACAATAGTTCATGTTCACTAGCACCTTCTGCTTGAGGTGCAAGCAGTTTGCCTGTATTGCTATTGACTTGTAATTGATTCAGGCATTTACGCAAATCGGGATAAGTAGCACGAACATAGCTGTCAAGTGTATCTAAGTCAAATTCTACACCTTCAGTAACCAATACAGTTGCCGCACGTGCAGTAAATTCAGTCATATCGGTCTTTGCGATATGGAACTCATGGCATCTGCTCTTAAGTGCAGGGATAATCTTATGTTGATAGTTACAAGTAAGAATATACCGAACAGTTTGATGATATGCTTCCATATCATTACGCAATGCCGCCTGACTTGGTTGAGTTAAGTAATCCGCTTCGTCAAGTAAAACAACTTTGAACTTACCAAAAGGCATAGTTTGTACAAAGCCATTAATCTTTTCACGTAAGAAATCAATACCGTTTTCACGACTTGCGTTAATCTCTAGTACATCATATTCTTCTACACCAAGTTCCTGAATCAAAACTTTAGCTAGAGTGGTCTTGCCTGTTCCCGGATCACCACTTAATAGCAAGTGAGGGATAGAGCCATCTTTGACCCAGTTAGTAACTTGCTCTTTTTGACGGGCATCTACAAAAACATATTCCTCAATCTTCTGAGGTCTGTATTTTTCAACCCATAGTGAATTTTTCATCGCTTTAACGCTTCCATAGTAATAATTTGTGAGATGTGCTTGCCAAGTTCTTCTTCGTCATTGACAACGTATAATGAAGTCTCTACTCTATCATTTCTAGAGTCATATTGCCTAAATTCAATTGCCCAACCACCTGATGCTTTGAACATTTTGAATGTAATAGGTTCTGTGTTTAGATCATCACTCTCTCGGACGCGGCTGATACTTTTACGGGAGCTTTTGTTTGTCCCGATCGCTAATCCAACTTGTGCCTCATGAGGACCATCTTCATCATATTGTGAACGTTGAATCTTGCTACCCAACCACTTATAAAACCATTTCATATCAATATACCTTATCACTCATTGTTTCATCTTCCATCGGCTGATCCGATACTAAGAGTATATCATTAGGATCTACTTTTCGCAACGTGACTTTGCCCGAAGGAGTCTCAACAGTGATACCACGAGTCCAACGACCGTGACTGATAAGTATGTACTTCCCGATTTCAAGTAACGGGTCTTTAACATCGGGGCCTAGACCATAAATCTTTGCCCAACGAGGACGAATACCAGAACTTTTTTTGTCATCATCCAATAGAACAATGCCGCCCTTACTAATACGTTCGTCAAAGTGCATGTCCGAAACAATAATGTTATCGTGCATGAATCGTAGACTGTCTACTTTAGTAGGACTAAATGCTGGTTTGATGTATTCACTCATTTTTTCGCTTTCTTTACTTCTGCTGCTTTGATTTTTTCAACTTCAATATCGTCTTCGGCATTTTCTTCAAGCTCACGTTCAAGTTCAGTGAGTTCGCTCAAATCTACTTTAGGTTCTTGCACTGGTTCTGGAGCAGGTGCAGTCTGTCGTTGTGACTGTGAGTTAGCTTTACGTGGTTGGGCAGTTTTGTTACCTACTGTCTTTGAATATTTTTCATTGACTTTTTCAGTAACGGGTTTAATGATATTGCCCATTGCATCAATAGTGTCGCCTCGGGCGTTTACACTCATATTACCCACTGCTCTAACTCTTTCATTACGGGTTTGTAGTGCAGCCATATCAACTGACTTACCCAATGCAGTTCTATAATTAGCCATAGTATTTCTCCTTATTTTAAAAACTCGTCAATTGACAAGTCGTAATACAAACTATTTATTCTGTGGACCCCTAGTAAAAACAATACAAAACTTGCTACGCTTGAGCCTCTGCCAACTCCCCAAACTATATTGTTCTTTCGCATTGTGTCAACCAAATACTTTAGATACTTTAGAAGCACAAACATTTCACGGTCTTGAAAAAGCAACAGTTCTTCGCCGGCTCGTTGTAATTCTGCTTCAGATTTACATTGGTCTAGTATCCATTTAGCAATATCCATATCCATGTACTCCTTGGGGAAGAGCCATTTGGATTGAGCCTGTTCGTCAAATTCAATGACCGACAAGCCTGAATCAGTGTATAGTTTAAGATTGGGTATGTTTTCTATAGAAAGAAAACCGCTGAACTCAATAGGTTCGTCTACTAGAGCATTTTGTACAGTTCTAGTAGGGTCTTGTAAAAAAATATTACAGAGGTCAGTTTCAGATAAAATCAGTTGACCATAGATATCAGTTCTCATTGCACGATGATAGCATAGTTATGCTATGTATGCAACCTGTTAGGTCATTTTTCATCAGACAAGAATACTATTTCGGATGCCTTAGTACTCTTTTCTTGCCACTGCAATGAATACTCAGTCCAATCGTTTGTCTTGTTAACCAGTTTAACAATCTTGTCCTTTTTGTTCTGAGTTTTGTGTAGGTCAGAAATAGCAGTACCAGATTCGTGCCACCAGCCCATTTCTTCAAACGGACCATATACATCTTCATTATCATAGCAGAAGCTAACACCGTCGCTTAGTTTGGAAGTAAGTCTAGCATCAGTGATGATTAAACGTTTTTCAGTGATAGCGTTAAGCTTTATCAAAAGAAGCATTGAAATGATTTGGTCATATGGTTCTTCTGGAAGTGTAGATACTTTTAGTCCAGCAGCAACATACTTGTCAATGACTTTCTTTTCGGAAGATTTAACAAAAACACAGCTTTCCAAGCACTCTACTAAGAAACAAGTTATTCTATCCATTGCTACGTTTTGCTCTCTGATAGAGCTAGTCGCAACTAGCATGGATAAAGATAAAGTGTATGTATTCATCAAGAACTTATCTTCAAAATACACCGCTGCTTGAAATTCAAAATCTCGTTCTATTCTAGTGTTCATGTTAGCCGTTCTTTTGAATGTTGATTTTTTCCGTTTGTTTTTTCATCAATGCGTCCATTTTCTTGCTATATTCTACTTTATAGCTATCCAATGCCATAAGCAATTGATGTATCAATGGTTGATTACCCGTGCGATACGCAAAGGTAAGCTTGTTGGTTAAACTGGAAATAGTTTCTTGTAAGTCCTCTATAGACTTATCTGATAGGTCATGTATAAAAGGATGTGTCATCCTTTTTATTTATTACCAAGAATTTAGTGTAATTCTTTTCCAGATATCACTACCCACGTAAATGGTAGCGGTTGTCGCAGATGAATTTGATGACAATGTTACTGTTGTATCAGCAACGCCATTGGTTCTAGAACGACTGACCGTGATATTTGGGCTAGAAATTGTTTTGATATAATAAACTGTGTTTGCTAACAAACCACCAATATCAGCAGCAAAAATGATAGGGGAGTTAACTGCTAAACTAGTAGTATTGTTTAATGTCACTACGTTAGTTGTTACCGTAGTAGACAATACATTCTTCGTGTATGTAGTTGCATCATATGTGTCTGTACAGACATAACTGTAAGATACTGGATTACCGTACATTGAACTTGTGGGGCTTGAATTACCTGCCAAGTTTACGTTTGCGCCACCAATAGATGATGAAACCGTGAACGTAGTGCTAGAAACAACGTTGCGAACATAGTATGTTGTACCAATAGTAATGTTGGCTTCCATAGACACACCTGTGAACACGATTGGCAAATCTGTGTATAGTTGCGATGTGTTCCCTGTTGTAAAGTAATCGCTTGCGTTTGAACTAGAGATAGTTAGTTGATTATATGTTGCACCCAATGCAACTGTACCATTTGTATCTCCCTTGAAACCAGTAGGAGGAACCAAACGTTGTTGAACTTGAGTTGTTTGTAACGGTCTGTTGTATGGGGTAATAGTAATAGTATCACCGCAATCAACTGAGCTTAAGACATAATCTAATTGGGTAGAACCATAGGGAACAGTGACAGTGGCAGTGTTTGCTACATTAGCATAGTTTTCTAATAGTGTAGTTCCATAGTTACCATTAGATTGTATTACTTGTGATGGGAATGAAATCACTGCATTGGCATTGCTTACATTCAATTGTAATTCTACGTTACTTTGTGTTCCTGTAGGTGCCCAGCTACCAAATGAGAAAGATACATCGCCGGTAACTGTTCCTATTTGAACGTCACCTAAAGAAACATCAACTAAAACAGTACCAGACAAGGAGTTACCCAAATTATATGTTGTATGTCTAAAACTACGAATTGCTGCATTGCTAATCAATGTGTTAGCCATATCATTGTTCAATGTAGAATTCTCTAGTGCAGATTTTAGTACAACATTGTTTTGCAGGTCGGTAATCTCGTTGCCAGCGACATCAAGGTTCGTTTTTATAGTGGCAAAGTTATCTCTGAACCCTTGACTGTTGTTATTGACTCCGGGTACAGGATAGTTTACGTTTAATCCATTTGTGTTAATTGTGCTCATTTGCTGTTATTCCATTATGTATATTTAGTACTGTGTTTCGTCGGGTAAAATTGTTTGTCTAGGGAACAATACATAGAAGTCTTTACTATCCAACGGATCTGGTACTGGGCTAGCACTAGGTAAACCAGTCCATGTAGGAGGTGTTGTGTTCTTGTCGTAGTTATAAGTAATGCTCTTATTGACAGTGAATCTATCAATCTTAAAGTTGATTTGATTCAATACATAGTTCCTACCAATTGGATCTCTCCAATTGTTTTCTATATTATTTTTAATTTCGGCTGCTCTGCCTGGCTTAGTGTAGCATATTACCCAAGCTTGTGTGTATCCCAATGTGCTGCCATTGGGTTGTTGACTAGTCATCCACGCTGGTAATAATGTACTATCAAACTCTTGTCCTAATACACTAGCTACTCGGTTACGCATGTTAAACAAGCTATTAGGATATAATATTCTAGCATACCCGGGACTCAAGCTGGTATAGAACTGTTGTCCTAATATATCTACATAGCTAGTGTAGATGTTAGTAATACTAGTATACCATGGACCTAAGCCTAAATCTATTGGTCTAGGCCAATATATCTCGTTTTGTATGCTCACACCCTTTGGATTCACTAGGTTGTCAATAACTTCACTATAAACTACTTCGTAGATTACTTCGCCGGCATTGTTTTTAGCTACCGCAGTTTTTATTTCACCTAATGTAATGTTTCTCCAATAGTGATTCTTGGTCACGGCTGCTAGATATTCATCTATGTCGCTAGCATATATACCATATGCATGTTCGTAAATCACACTAGATGCTTTACCAAAATAAACGTCATTAGGTCTATACAAGTAGTCAGTAGGAATCAACGTATCGTCATTTAACAATGTATCTATAACAACTCTGTCTACTACGCTAGGTGCTGCCTTGATATAAAGAATATCAGTAGGTTGTTCATACTGTTGCAATACAGTAACAGTAAATGTTCTAGTTGATGATACGACTGGATACAGTGTTGAATAAGCTTCAATACTAAATGTAAAATCAGTAGTATCACCTTGATTCAACACTTCAGTTGTAGGTTGGTTTGCAACATAACCAGTTATCTCACCGTTTTCTAATAGTACTAGATTAGGGGGTAGGGCGCCACTAGTCAAGCGATATGATAAATCTACATCTGATGTTGCGGACACACTAAGTGTGCTGATAGTACCGTTGAATATTGTACCTAAATCAGACGGAGTATTCCATATTACTACACCATTAACATCATTAGTTAAGTTGTATGAGAAATTGAAATATGCACTTATTAAAGAAGGATTGGTTGCTTTATAAGCAGCAACACTAAATGAAAATCTACTGATACCAGCACTTGTTAATGTAGGGGTACCTGTTATCCAACCAGAAGTACTATCTCCCGTTAGTCCTGACGGAAGGCTTGAAAAAGAATATGTCAAATTACTTCCGTCAAAATCATATCCTATAATTTTGAATGAAAAATAATTTCCACTTAGTAATGTACCTATAAACACAGGAGTACTAGGTGGAGTAGTTAGTATATTACTATCAGCAGGGGGAACAATGTAATATCCATAATATGTATTTGTAGGGGGAATTACAAACGATTGCGGTCTAGTGTTCAATACTGTAGGAACTCTAGTGTTAGGTAGATTGCCCGGTCCACCTTGGCTAACAGGTGTGTTTTGGTTAATTACTGTAATAGAGTAGGATGCAGTATCTCCGCCTAGGGCACTGACTATCTCTAACACAAACGCAAAGGTTCTAATTGTGGGTTGACCTGCGCTAACAGGAGGCAAAGTAACAAGCATGTAGCCACTGTCGTTATTCAAGTTGTACACTGGCCCGTTCTGAGTAGTACTGACAGTAAAAGAAGTTGCGTTTACTACAGTCTTTACATAATAGGTTAATGTGTTAGATATACCACCAAAAGTCGTTCCAGTAAATAACACCGGTCTGCCTACTGTGAATCCAGCAGTGCTTAAACAAGTTATAGCGTTTGATGTGTCGGTAGTAGTCGCACTAGTTACAACATTGGGTAAAGTAACACCGTTGATGGGAGGTTCTGGATAGCCTCTTATTATACCAGCTTCATTGATTTCAAGTCCTGCCGGCAATATACCTTCTTTTAACTCTACACGAATTATGTTATTAGGATCGGGGTTAGTATACTGAATAGGTAGTTCTATCCACAAACTATCTAATGTGCTTAACAATGATCCATCAGGTGTAGTGAACTGTGGTATTGCTGATCCCGAGATTCTTATAGAAAATGTTCTGTCTCTAAGACTATTTAGGTTATCAGTAGCTCGTACAGTAAATGCACTAGTTGTATCAATCACTACTAATTCTGGAACACCTGATATTATACCGTCGGTATTTATTGATAGTCCCGGTGGCAAACTTCCACTGATAAGAGTGTATGTTATTGTTGTTCCCGGTAATACCGCAGATGCTGATAAATTATACGCCATAGGAACAAGAGCAGGGAATGACCCTATAGTTCCTGCAGGTGTATTCCATACTGGTTGTGCCATATTAATGTGCGCCTAAGTGTTCTAATGCTAAATGATAGTGATGTTGTCTGTCTGCCAAACCAATAGTACCACCGTTGATTCGTTTAGTTAATGTGATGAAATCGTCTTTATCACAGAATTGATTTAACTTATTGTTATCCCAGAACCAACCTGCACTTGCTACAGCACCGTTGGGTGTTTCTAAGTAAGCAATAGTATCTTCAATTGACATATCTAATGCTTCTGCAAACTTAGTATAGTTATCACGACCGGTCAATTGAATCAATCCGCGACCTCTGAATTTGAACCCATCACCGCTTGCTTCATCACCGTTCTTCATACGATTAGCATATACACGATTAGCAATTTTTTGAGGTTGACGTTCGTATTGTTTTGCTATTTCTTCTGTAGGGAAATACTTTTTAAATGTACCCATTAAGCCTTTAGCACTGTAGTTTAAATTTTCAATAACAAAATTAAATCCACCTGATTCATGTGCTATCTGTGCTAAGAAACCTGCAACACGCTTGGGATTCTCAAACATCTCATAGTATTGTGCTACTGTGTTTAGCGGCTCTACATAACCTTCCAAGACTGATGTTTTTGTTTTTGGGCACATTGCCTGTAATAATTCTAAAGTTACCATTTAATTTCCTTATGCGTATGTTGCGCCTACTGTATACCACTGAGTAGATGTAGGTGCGATGAACTGAATCGTTGTTGTACCTAATGAGAACGATGCATTAGCAGCTAGTGTATTGATTGCTGCACCGCTAGCAGGGAATACGTTCAATACGTTTGCATTAGTGTTGGTAATAGTCAAGACCATACCCGCAACTGCTGTAGGCAATACTACGCTGTTAGCACCAGATGTAACTGTAGTCACAATATTCATGCCTCTAGTAATTGCAGTAGCAGCACCTTGCGTTGTGCCGGCTGCTGTAATACCAGTTGCAACTGAACGTATTTGATATCCAGTTGTGATTAAGTTAGCACCGGTTATATTACCGCTAGAAGTCAAACTTGTCAGTGTACCAACACTAGTAATATTTGGTTGTGCCGCAGTTGTAACAGTACCTGCTGTAGTTGCTGTTGTAGCACTTGATACCGTACCAGAAACGTTTGCACCTGCTACACTGTTTGCTGTTGTTGCAAATGAGACTGCACCACTTACGTTGGCACCAGCTACACTGTTTGCTGTTGTTGCAAATGAGACTGCACCAGTTACATTAGCCCCGGCTAATGAGCTTAAACCACTACCATTACCGGTGAATACACCTGTATTAGCAGTAAATGCCACAGCAGTTACAGTTCCATTAACACCTAAACTTGTCAGTGTACCAACGCTAGTAATATTTGGTTGTGCATTTGTTGTTACAGTGCCGGCTGTAGTTGCACTTGTAGCAGCACCACTTAATGCACCCACGAATGTTGTTGCAGTGATAGATGCATTGCCTAAGTTAGCACTAATGCTTGTGTTGAATACTGCTTGTGAATTACCATTAGCACTGGATGTTGTGAAAGTTGGATATACTGATGTTGAAGTTGAGGTATTCTGTAATAGTGCAGATGCATTGGTTGCACTAGTTGCACTAGAAACTGCACCGGATACATTTGCACCTGGAATAGAAGTTAATCCATTAGCATTACCAGTGAACACCCCTGTATTAGCAGTGATATTCACCCCGGTGATTGTTCCATTTACTCCCAAACTTGTCAATGTACCAACACTTGTGATATTAGGTTGTGCGTTTGTATATACAGTACCTGCAACTAGTGCGTTAGCTACTTGACCACTAACATTAGCTCCTGCTACTGCGTTTGCTGTTGCGGCAAATGATACTTGTCCAGTTACGTTCGCACCTACGATAGCACTTAATCCACTACCATTACCAGAGAATATGTTAGTTACTGTAACATTACCGGCGTTAATATTACCGCCGCCACTGACGATTAGACCAGCAGACCCTACAGTTAAGCTTGTCAATGTGCCAACACTTGTGATATTAGGTTGTGATGCTGTAGCTATAGTTCCCACAATATTAGTAGCACCAATGTTGCCTACGTTAGCGTTACCAGACACATTTAATGTACCTGTAATTGATAATTGAGGATCATCAAACTTAATATTTCCCGATGCGATAATGTTGTTTGAACCACTACTCAATAATACGGTGTTTGCTGCGCCAGGAATAGACTGTGTTACTACACTCTGATAAGTCAAATTATTAGAAGAATCGTTATATAGATACCCCGATCCACCCAATATCTTAACGTTAGCAACTACGCCCAAGTTAGCGACACCGCCACTTACAGTCAATGATGTTAATGTACCTAAACTAGTGATGTTTGGCTGCGCTGCTACTAAAACTGTATTTGCAGTGTTTGCTCTTCCGTAGAAGTTACCGATGAAATAATTAGCAGTAGCTGCATTGCCCAAGTTAGCATTACTTGTTTGTAAATTCCCCGACAATGTTAATACATTTGTCGTTTTATCAAATGTGTAATTTGCACTAGCACCTAATGATCCGCCATCGTTAAATTGAACTTGAGTATTAGACCCACCCGCTGCCGCAGTATCAACGCCCCATGATAAATTGCCGGCGCCGTCTGTTTTGATTGTATAACCAGATGCTCCGCCAGTGATGCGAATATTAGATAAATTACCAAGCGTTACATTGCTAGCACCCGATGTATTAACTGTGCCGGTTACTGTAAGACCAGTTAATGTACCAACACTAGTAATATTTGGTTGTGCGTTTGTTGTTACTGTACCTGCTGTAGTTGCAGTAGTGGCTGTATTTGCAGAACCTGTGATATTACCAGTGATAGTTGCTGTAACAGTTAGCCCGGTCAACGTGCCCACGCTAGTAATATTTGGTTGAGCAGCAGTTGTTACAGTACCTGCAGTCGTAGCTGCTCCAGTTAATGAACCAACGAATGTTGTCGCAGTAATTGCATTGGTAGCTAAGTTCATAGACATACCAGAACTTACATATTCTGCGATATTACCTGATGTTGCGTTAGCACCTATGATATATGCAGTACCAGTTCCCGGAGCAGTTACATTGATAAAATCGCTTACGTTAGCGTATGCAACGTTCAAGTTACTTACACGGGTAGTACTAGTAACCGTTAAGGGTGCTGTTCCAGTAGCAACGTTAGAAACTAGTGTTGATGCTGTGACTGCACCACTAACACCCAAACTTGTTAATGTTCCTACGCTAGTAATATTTGGTTGAGCAGCAGTTGTTACTGTGCCTGCAGTTGTAGCAGACCCGGCACTAGTTGCATATGTTGCATTAGCCACTGTACCAGTTACGTTTGCACCAGCAATTGCACTTAGTCCACTACCATTACCAGTAAATACACCTGTGTTAGCAGTGAACGCTACAGCAGTTACTGTACCACTAACACCTAAACTTGTTAGTGTACCAACACTTGTAATGTTGGGTTGAGCGGCTGTTGTCAATGTACCAGTTAGCAAGTTACCTCTTACTGTGCCTGAGTTTGCAAATACATTACTTGCAATTAAATTGTTACCGGCAGTGATATTTCCTGTAGTGCTAAGAGATGTTAGTGTACCAACACTTGTAATGTTGGGTTGTGCGGCTGTGTAAACTGTTCCTGCCACTAATGCATTAGCTACTTGACCACTAACGTTTGCACCTGACAAACTAGACAAGTTTGCACCATTCCCGGATACATTAGTAAATGCGCCCGAAGTAGCACTTATATTTCCCGCAGTTACGTTTCCGGTTACAGATACATTTCCGGTTAAACTTAAATTAGCGGCAGAAAGATTTCCTGCAGTAATAGTACCTGAAGTGTTTAGATTACCACCGGTGATATTACCAGTTGCAACTACTTGCCCTGCAGTAACAATATTTCCACCTGTTATGTTCCCGTTAGCTGTAGCATATCCGGACAAGTTAATATTTGATACGTTTGAGATGTTAGCAGGTAAGTCAACCCATAATGTTTGTGAGGATGCGGTAATACTAGTATCTTGAGCACCATTGCTATCACGACCGATACTTAGTGTGCTTGTGTGAACTTGAACGCAAGCAATGTTAGCAGTAACAATAACGTTACCTGTGGGGGAACTGACGGTTATACCAGCGCCTGGAGTTCTGTTGACTGATGAAACAGATGCTGCGACTGCACCTGCATATACCTCAGTAAAGTTTTCTTGTACCTTTTGAAACGCAGTTCGTATCGCATCAGCTTGCGGATCATCAGGGAATGTGCCAAAATCTATATTTCTTTGAGCCATGACTATATCACCTTATGAAGTATTTATCGTTTTTAGATAAACGATGACCCAAAAAAATACCCGACTCTAATGCCGGGTATTGTGAGTGTGATTATACTATCACTTAATGCCTGCTAATGCTTTCCAGTCGCTAACAGTGTCAACTGACTCATGTGCCACTTGACGTCCTAGTTGACTTGCGACAACAGGAACTGTAGTTTGACCAGTTGATTTCTCTTTGTTTAGGCCACCGGAAATAACTTTAGTCATAAAGTCAATGTCAGTTTTGAAAGATTCTTCGTCAAAATCTTTTGCTTTTTCACCTGCATCGTTTGCCCACTCAGTGACTTGTTCTTCGTCTTGAGCAGCATCAACTGTAGCTAAAGCTTGATCTTCCGCTGCTTCTGCATTTTCGTCAGCAGCAGTTTCAGCTTCATCAGAATCAGGTGCATTGTCTTCAGATACTTCAAATTCTTGTTGGTCTTCAGATTCTACTTCATCAACCATTTCTTTATTGTCGTCACATTCGCAACCAGATTCCATCATTCCGCATTCGTTGCAAGTTGCTTCGTCAGTTTCTTCATGGTCGTGGCCGTCGTGGTCATGTGAACCTTCTTCATCTTCGTAATCAGAACCGCCTTCTTCTTTTCCAATAGCTACTACGTTAGGTTGTCCTGCGCCGCCGGTAACTTTTCTGATTAGTTCCATCATACCGTCGTGATCGTCAACTACACCGATATCTTCAGAACCTTCAGCTCCGCTGTCAGCGGGCTGTAGAGACATTGCAGAAGATTGACCTTGCGGAGCATTGTCATCACCACCAAATAATCCTAAACCAGCTTGTTTGATAACTTGTAATAACTGATCTGCTTCACCGTCTTGTGCAGTTACTGAAACTGAATCAGGAGCACCTTGTTGACCTTTAGAGATAGAAACAGTCATACCTTCTTGTATTTCTGCGTACTCATTCAATAGGTTATTTAATTCATTATCCCATGATTCAAACATGCTACCGGTTTCTTCAAGTGAAGAATGATCGGTGAAAGTCTTACCACCAACGCTGAACTTACCACCTTGAGGTGTCTTTGCTAATGCAGCAGTGAATGCATTACCTTCATCTACTGCAGGTTCTGCAGCGGATGCCATGCCTGGAACTGTAGCAGGAATGTCTGCTTCTAATACGCCACCTGACATACCATAGCATTCATCCAAACCTTCTTTGAAGCCTTCGTGATACATGCGTGCTTCTTCCATGTCTTCATAATGCTTGCCATTATATGAATGACCTTTTAGACCGTGTGCTTTGCCTTCTAGACGAGCAGCTTGAAGTCTGTGGTCCATACCTTCTTTAACGTTTTTCTTCTTGTCAGCGGCAGCTTTCTTCATTGATTCTTTCTTGTTACCGTCTTTGTCTAAGTCAATATAATCAGGCTTTGCACCTTCTAAAACACCTTGACTACGACCTGCGCCTAACCCAGCACCTTGGTCACCGTCATGCACTGGCAAATCTGCTTCTTTTAATCCACGTAGTTTAGCAAGAATTGCACCTGCAACTTTTTTACCTTTTTCAGCAGAACCATACTTCTCGCCGGCGCTCTTAGCAATCTTAGCAAATTGCTTACCTGGCTTACCAATATCTTTGCCTGCACGTGCTGCTTTAGCACTGTAGTCGCCATCTTCGGCCATTTCTTGGCCCAGTTTATCACCGGCTAAACTCATTTCACCCTTACCGATAGATTGCTTAATCTGTGCAGCTAATTGAGGGTTACTTACTGTACCTAGAGTCTTGTTACCTTGCTTGATAACTTGAGTTTGAGTTTGGCTTGCAGGTTTGATTTCAATCTGTTCTGCTTCAGCTAACATATTTTGGTCAACTGTCTCAATCCAATCTTTTAAGCTATGCTTAGTAGTTTTGTTTTTGTCCCAAGGCTTTAACTTAACATCTTTGCCGGTAGCACCGAAAGCACTGAAGTCATACTTCTTTACTTCTCCGGTTTCATCAGCGTCTTTCTTAGGACGACCGCGTCCACGCTTAGGGGCATCAGCTTTTACCTTTTTGCCCTCATCATCTTCATCGTCTTTACGACCATATCCACCTGGCTCAGCAGTATGCTTTACTTTGCCGGCTTCACTTCTGTCTGTAGCTTCGCTCAACTGGTCTAGTGAACTTAATAAACTTTTGAAATCCATTTTAATATTCCTTTGAATTATTTACTTGCGCCAGTTGCTGGCTTTGCTGGTCGTGTGATTTTGCTCATAGGACTTGTGTTTCCTTTAGCGTCATTCAAGTACGGCTTGAATGGATCGAACGAATCCTTTGTCTTTTCACCTGCATAAGGGATATCAATCTGAGATCCTTTTGCTTGTGCTTCTATGCTAGGTAGATATGATTGGCCATATGCCTTATTTGCTTCTTTAGCACCTGGTTGTTCTTCCATTTCTTCGTGTGTTAGAACAGGTGAATGTTGCATCTCGTTAGCATAACCTTCAGCTTCACTGTTAATGCTGTCATTGAAATCACTAGTGATGACACGAACCATATTAACATTATAGCCTAATAATTGTGCGATTTGCTGAATCATTGGCTCAGTAGCTGGGTATCTAAAGTCAGCCTTAATAATAGTTATAGACTGATTTGATAGATCGGGGAATCCATAAGGATCTTTTTGTATAGGTGTAGTTACCGGGTTACTAATTTTGATAGGATCAAACTTGTTTAGATTGTATTTGAACATATCTAAGAAGTTCTTATCCACTTCACCGGCAATCTTGATAGTGTAATTGTATGTCTTTACACTCTCAGTTATGTAATGTTTAAGGCTTTTCATTTCTTATTCCTGTATTCTGTATTTATCATTTCTCATCCATTTTGGGATTCAACATCCTTAATAGTTCGTTACGATCTAATGCTTTACCCTCGCCTAAGGGGGTAGCCTCAACTTCTTCGTGCTTTTCTGCGGTTTTTTGATCTAGATGTGCTTTCTTTAACTGTAAATCAAGCATTTTTAGCTTTTTATTAATCTTTGCTGTCTTTGCAGAGATAGCATGTCCTAACATAGTTCCGGCAACATTGAATATTTCGCTAGAAAATCTACTATCAACTTGCATACCCAAGTCCATCAAGTCTTTATAACTTGATGTTGCCATGTTTGCAATCTCGTCCATTTCAGCATCGGCTGTGTCAAGACCACGCACTTGAGGCAATGCATTCTCTATTTTTTCTAAGTTACTAAGAGCCTCAGTAGTAACCTCCTGAGCATTCTCGGGAATAGGCTTCCCCAATTCATCTATTGCATCTTGGGGAAGTTCAAAAAGTTCTTGAAGTTTTTTGGTCATACATTATTTAGTTACCTACTTCTACCATTGTAGAAAAGGTCATCTTCTGTAATGACTCTAAATGTAAAGCCTTGCGCTTTACAGTAACCCATAGCAGCTTGCCATTTTGCGTGATTAATAGCTACTACCATTCTATCTTTAGCACTGGCAACTTTACTTTCTATGAGACTTTGTTTTTTTGGTTTGATTTCTACTACTTCAGCTATCTGCTTACCGTATTTGTTTTGGTACACCACAAAGAAATCGGGAATGTAGTTTGTTATTTTTCCTGTGAAAGGAAGTCTATATGGCACCACCAATGATTCACTAGCCCAATATAAAACATGATTGTTGTTGTCACAAAACGTCATAAACGTAAGTTCCCAACCACTACGATATTTAGGTCTATTTTTACCTATATATTTCTGCGAGTTCTTGGGAACGTATGTGCCTTGTGCGAACTTTGCCATATTACAAAACTATGTTTCTTGCAACTGGAACATTGGGTTGTGGGACAATACTTATTCCGTACAGTGAAGTCTTGGACTTAAAGCTATTAAGATAGTAATTAATAACTTGATTCATCTGTAGTTTGTTGTTAGTTCCTTGAACTGCTCCTAACAAGTCTAGTGTAGGAATGCCAGTTTCTTGTGATATTCTGAATAATATTGCTGTAAAGTTTTCTGCAATGTTTCTTGTATCGCACACTGACAGAAAATATCCACGCACAATGTCATATTCATTTGAATTTACTGTAAGATCAAATGCATAAAATGAATCAAAGATTCTAACTGTTTGATCCAATGATGTTCTTGTATCTAAAATTTTTGCCATTATTGTCCTCCGGTACTACCTATCTGCTTACCTGCATATGGGTTGTTTCCTATAGTAGCCGGATTAGTTGCATATCCTGAAGGTGTTCCTGCAGTACCTGAATACGTAGGGGTTGAACCATAAATAGGAGTATTTACAGTCAACGATCTTCCTGCAGATGCAGCGCCTGCTACTAATACATTACTTATGCCTTGTGTAACTTCGGCTTTAGCAATTGATTTTAGATTTGCATTTTTGAAAGTGTTGTATGTAGTACCTGCTTTTTGTATAGCACCCAAGATATTTCCATTAGCTAAGTCATTTATAGCACCACCAACACCGTCAACTAAACCGTTAGGACCTAATATAGTACTATTTGAACCTGGTCTTGCAATAGGGCTTAGTGTTCTGTCATATGAGTTTTCAAGACCAAAGCCAGTGACAATATTGCTAGGACTCTGACCATCTAATGCACCTTGATTATAAACTACCGTTTCATAATCAATACCCATAGACATTTCCATAGTCCCGCCGCCTTCTGAGTAACTATAAGTGTCATGTGCGGCTCTTGTCAATATAGGATTGATAAGAGTGTAAGCTACGAAATTATGTTGGTTAAATCCAAATATTGTTATGTTCTTAAAGAACGGTAACTTAGCAGAGTTAGGACCTGACGGAGTGCTAGTCTCACCTATGTAACCCCAATTATCATCACCTGTGATTGAAGGTGAATATTGATTTCGTGTGTTGTAATTAGCAGCAGTTGCTCCTGCTTGAGGTTGACCACCTCTAGACCCTGCAAATACTACTTTTGGTTTCGTTGCGTCTGCGTAGTAATACGTGAAATACGCTTGCCATAGATTTCTAATAAGATTTCCATTGTCATCATGGAATGTAATATCTATAGGGTCATATTTTACTTTTGTCTGTATAATACGTTTACGATTGTACTGATTCAATTCAGTAGTAGAAAAATTAAAAGACGGTAGTTTAACTGTTTTCACAGCTAAACCAAAGTTTGCACCTGTTTCTACATTATACGGGTACGCCTCACGGTTGATATCAAAATATACGTGAAAAAGAAACTTAAACTTTGGTGCATATGCATATGCATTGGGTTTAAATATTTTTGCAGCATGTTGCTGGTCACGTAGGTAATCGCTGCCGAAGAAAGCTCCGGCAGCGTCTGATAGTATATTCTGAAATAATCCAGCCATATATTACTAGATTTAAAATCTATTAACCTTGACCAGAACCAATACCTGTGACTGTTGCGCCACCTAATGCACGACCTACGCTTGCGCCTACGCCAGATGCTAACGGTGACTGAATTGCATTATCAAAACGTAATGTCATAGAAATTGTAACTGCTTCGTTAGTACCATAGTTCAAGGTATTATAGTTAGCTGTCTGTAAGAAGCAACCATAAAGTTCCCATGTCTCTAATACTGCCGGGGCTGCTGCTCCGTTACCACCGTCTAAGATTTCAATGTTTGTTTGGAACTTGTAATCTTGACCAGTTGCAGCAGATGCTTGTTCAACAAAGTCCATTTGCTTTTGTAATTGTTGTCCCACTAACCTAGAGACAGAACCTGATGCGTCATCACGCACGTTAACTGTCATTGGGTTCCATGTGTGCTTACCTGCTAGATACAATGTTGAGTTGTACACTGGTAATGTGATCTCTGCGAAAGACACGTTAGGACGTGAGCAGTCAATAACTTGTTTAGTCAATTCTACGCTAGATGCACTTGCACCAAAGTTTAAGAAGTTTACTCTAAAACGATACTGTAGTTTGGGCATCAACAAGCCTTGGTTTCCACCTGCGTTGTCTGACGCTACGGTCATGTTGAACAATGATTGTGAGGCTGTTGCCATTTTTTTCTCCTGTTAATCTTATTTATCTATATTGGATTGGGTACTTAGTACCCAATCCATTCTTCATTAAGCTGATAGTTCACCTGTATTTAAAATACGTACGGGTACGTAAATGAATTCAGCTGCCTTAACTGGCTCAACTGCAACGTCAATCCATAGCTCGTTTCTGTCAATACGAGCAGGAGTGTTGTTACTTTCGTCACAAACAACCAAGTAGTCGTATAGACCGCGCTTCGCAACTAAGTCAACCATTAATGATTCAACTACACCTGCGATTTGATTACGAGTCAATGCATCGTTAGGTTCAAATACGAAAGGTCTGCAAGCCAATGTCAATTGACGACGGATGTAAGCGATTAAACGAGCAACGTTGGTTCTGTCTAATGCAGAATTAGAGTTGAAGCTTGTCTTGTTACCATAGTTCAACAAACCAATACCAGTGAAGAACACTAGTGGGTTGATAAAGTTGATATACAACACATCACGAATACCTAAACGTGTCTTAATTGTCTGGAATTCACCAGTTTGACGATCTAGATAACCGATGTTAGTAGCGTTATCAATATTACCGCGGCGTGTTCCGGCTGCTGCTAACCAAGGATAAGAAACAGTGTCATTTCTTAAGAATGTACGCAACATCATGTGTGATGCTGGAACAGCAACTAAGTTACCTGACAAGTCAGGAGCGATTCCGCTTGGATAGAACAGACCTAAGTATGTGTTACGAGTTACGCAACCTTCTTCACCTGTACTTGTTGCGCCTGCTGCGTTAGTAGCCCATGCTTGAATGTCTGTAGCACTGTCAGCAAGACCCATTGGAGTATCACCAATGATGTAACCTGTCTCACCGCGATCAGCATTCAACACAACCATGTTAGGTTGCATTTCTGGATAGTTAGGAGAAGCAATCAAGTTGAAGAAGTTATCTTCGTCACGAATTGCTAAGTTTGTATCGCAAGCTGAACGCAATGCTTCAACAACCATAGCACGTTGTGCCTTACGACCCATGTATGGTGAACCGTTAGACTGTAGACCACTTACTGATACCCATGCATCAGTCTGTGAAGGTAGACTTGCATCAGGGAAGGTTGCATTGTTAAAGTAATTTACACGATACTGCTTAACGTTGTAACCTGAGCGGCGTGTGTTGAATAACAACATTCCTGGTGGATACAATGATGATTCAGGAGCATCTAAATCTAAGTAGTCGCTTGTTAATAAGCTAACGATAGTTGGGATAGGATCATCTGCAGGGTTTACGTTACCGTTAGTTGCCCAACGTGCGTCAGCAAACAATACACCAGTAGAACTTGTTTGATCGGTGTTGTCAATCAATACCCATTGATCGGTTCCACTTACGCTTTCCCAACGACTGATTACTGGATAGTCTTCTAAGTTAGCTGTGCTGATCCACAAGTCACCGTATACCAATGCTGTACCGTCGCTCTGTGTCAACGGTGCGCTAGCACTGATGATAGGACCGTTAGGGTCAGTAGCATTAGAACCGGTTGATGTTGGGAAACCAGAACTATCGTAGTTCAAGCTACCATAACCATTCCATTGACCGTTATAGTTTACCATAATATCAACTTGATCTACTACTGAGTAGAACCAGTTTGTATTATTAGCAGGAGCTACGTTAGGTGCACCTTCGTTTGCAGTGTATTCAAATTCTACCCAATTAGACAATTGTGTTGCGTAGTTAGCTGGGGGTGCACCTGTGTAGCGAATCAATGATGTTACTGCACCGCTACCACCAACTGTAGTAACTGTTGCTACTAAGTCGTTAGCAGGTGATGTTCCGCCCAATGCTGTTCCCAAGAACTTTACAGTGTCACCAACTGCATATCCAGTGCCAGCGTTAGCAAAAGATACCGGGTTGATGAAATAAGCACCGTTGACTGATAATACGTTAGGTACTAAACCAGTACCAGATGTATCAGGCTGAGTTCCTGCTTGAGCAGGAGTAAATGATAACGATACTGAAGGACCGAACTTACAACCAGTAGTAGTACCTACAGTAAAGCCGGCTGCTGCTAAGAAACCGTTACTTACACCAGTAGTTAGGTTGATATCACTTATAATGATTTCTCCACCTTCAGTGTGAACTAATTGAATTGCACCGTCTGTAGTTACAGAAGCCTGTGTAAACGGTATGTTAGCCGCAGACCATGCTGTACAGAATCCAGCAGCATTGTAATTAGAGTTGAATGTTACTGTATATGTGGAAGAAAATGATGAAGATCCAGGTGTTGAAACCTGAACATATAAAGTATAAGGACCACTACCAAACGTTGGTGTTGAATCTGTACCAGTAACTACAGTAGCACCTGTTGCAGAACGATTCCACAAGTACACTGGACTGGATCTGAAGTTATTATTAAATTCATACTGTGCATACACAGTATTTGCAGGTATCGCTTGACCTCCAGTTGGGTCCAATGCGCTACTTGCTGCTGCATCAGATACGTAATTAGTTACATTCTTGGCAACCCATGTTGAAGTAGTGCTGCTGTAGCGAGATACTGCTAAATTCATTCCTGAACCTGCACTACCAACCTTCATCCAGATAGATCCTGTTGGACGTGGATATTGTTGACTTGAAGTCCATAATGGCATTTCTGCGGCTGTACCCCAAGCAAATCCAGTTTGATAGTAGAAGCCTACCGGAATTCCTAAGTCAGCTAATACAGTTCCTGTACCACTGACAATACGTAAGTATGGATTAGCAATTCCTGAACTTTGCTTAGAGAACAAGCATAATTTACCGTCACGTACTGAAGCAGCTAAAGTGCTATAATCTAATGCGTTGATTGCTGCCGCTACACCTGCTACTGTATTGTTAGTTGATGCAGGTACAGTGATAGTTGTACTAAAACCACCGTTAACGTTGATTGTAAATGTGTCACCTGCACTTAATGATGTAGGTGCGTTTGCTCCTTGAATAGTAGGAACATCTGCCAACCATTCAGGAGAACCTAATGATGCCCATTGATTAGTTGAAGTCTTATAGAAGAACTGCTTACCTGTCAAGCTTGAAGGTACAGTAGTAATTTCAATTGCATTAACTGCATAGTCACCAATACTACCAATACTGCTCTGTGGGAATCCGCCAGATAGATCGTTTGCATCAGTAATTACTATAGGAAGTTGCTCAGTGAACTTACCTGTTGTTGAATTGAATTCAAAGATACCCCATGATGTGTTAGTAGTATCTAGCCACCATGTACCGTCAGTAGGAGCACCAACAGGGCGCCCTGTTTGACCTACTAAGCTAGCTAAGTCAATGTCAGCACGTAAAACGTAGCAACGATTTGTAACTCCTAACAAGCTGTAAGCAGCCAATAGACCATATTCGTTTAATTCGTAACCTTGAATTGGTGTACCATTCGTAGTAGTATAGAAGAATGGTGTACCATAAAGAGTAACCAAGTCACGTTGGCTAGTAACTTGATATAATTTGTTTGCGTTTGCCGCGGTTGTAGCTTGTGCTACACCTGTACCAGTAGCGTCAGCTTTGTTCTGTGCTGTAGCTAAAATTACTAATGGGACAGAACTAGTTGGGGCTGGTAAGTACTGACTTTGGTCAATGATCGTGACTTCTACGCCTGGTGATGTTAATGCCATTTTATTTTCCTTTTATGTAAAATTTTGAGGGTTACAACCCTAATGCATAGTATTATTTATTAAATAAACCAAAAAAGAACGGTTAATGGTGCCTTCAAAGGTTTTTTAAACTAAATACAGTATGCCCAATAATAGACCTATATGCTCTCATTGCAATAAGAATCACTGTGCAGTGAATTACATCCGAAACGGTGTAACACACTATAGGTCTATGTGTGACGAATGCGGTAGAAAGAAAAATAAACTAAAGCCCAGAAAAGCTAACTGGACTAAAAGCGGGTACAAGAAAAAAGCCACATGTGACTTATGTGGCTTTAAAAGTATATTCCCTACACAGATAACTGTTTTTCACATTGACGGTGACTTAGAAAATATCAATCAATCTAATCTACGCTCAATATGCTTAAACTGTGTAGAAGTAGTTAAAAAGAAAGACGTTAACTGGAAGCGAGGGGATTTAAAGGTTGACTATTGATTTGATCTTTTGGTGTAGATCGTCAATCGTACCATCGTTGTCTATGTAAAAATCATAGTCTAGTCCTACACTAGAATACTCACTGGCATGTACGCCTTGCTTGCGTAGTTCTTCTCTGCTAAGTGCCCAGGTCATATTGCCCCACTCACCCTTGTTGAATGATACGGCTGCATCGTACCACTCAGGCTTTGAACCACGTGAAATACGCATGGTTGTTCCACCTACATTCTTAATTGCTGTTACTTCATTAGCGAATCTACAATCAGTAATAACAATATTGTCTTTGGACTGTCGTAGTTTATTTTCTACACTAGCTACCCAAATGTCAGTGTGAAAGTGGTTTCTTAGAACATCTGTGCCCCAATATTGCAGTACCCAACGGGGTGTGATTGTCATACCTAATCGGTTAGTCCACCAATCATCTTGTTGCTCTCGCCATTCTCTGCTGGTCTTAGTAGAACCTTCTAGCAATTCTCTATCCCAACCAAAAACTGCTGCTACAGCATCTTTCAAACTTGCAGCAAAACTTACTCTTTTAAAACCATGAAATGTGCAAAGATAGTCTGCTACTGTGTCTTTGCCACTTCCAATAAAGCCGGTTACGCCTAAAATCATGTGGAAACTCCTGTCAGAGATACTTAGTATATGACAGGAGCATGAAAAAGAAAAGAGTCAGTTTACCCTTGTACCCACGTTAACGGTTGACTGTAATCTACGTAACGCTTCAATTCTTCAATCAGTAATTCTTGTGCGGCTTTAGCTTCTGCTTTCATAGCTGTACCGTTTAGTGTTGTACCACCACCTGGGCCTGCGATAGTACCGAATTTTTCACGGGCTTCACCTATAATACCTTTTAGTGTAGCAAAAATAAAGTCAGCAATCCAAACTCCTGCACCCGGATCTTGTAATAGTACTTCTTCAGTTCTTTGTACATCTGCCCATATAAGAACTCTTTCACCTGTGCCTTTAGGGTCACGCACAATTCTAAGTACTTTAGTTACCGGGTCAAACGTATAGATAACATAACCACCGAACATACGTGCCGCTAACTCAACATATCCTGCATAGAAATCATATGTAGCCATACCACCTGCGTAGTTATAATTCAGTAGGTATGTATTTAAAATTGCAGAGGAAAACGGATCAAAACTACTAGAACCGGGGCCTGTTTCTAAGCCAACTGTTCTACGGTAAATACAACGGACATTGATAAATTCTTGAGGTAATGTATATGTATCTACATTCTTTACCACTGTCATTAGTGTATATGATTCAGCGGTTGCATTTTGAGCCCTTTGTCTATAGGTCTTTATGGCATAGTTATATGCTGCTTCATAATGCTCAGGGTCAAGCTCTAAATCAATGATACCATCACCTAAACGATAACGCAAATTAGTGAACATAGTTTGCTTTAATTCGTCTAAGGTTAAGCCATTTGGTGTTGAAAGGATATTAATTGCCATGTGTAGTTACCTATTATCTATTATTTATCAGGAATAGTTGTTTAGATATTCTTAGGCAATGGCGAGTAGATATGATCCACTCAAACCATAATGACATTCTTGAGGCGTGTCAGGCGATGATGAATTTAACTATTACGGCGGAGGATTGTCTATGTCTCGCCAACCACAAAGGGGTGTTACCATGTTCGCTGGTGTTATAGGACATTATTCATCAGGTAGTCCAACCAGCCCGGGCCCTCTATCGCAATTACCATGACCCGGCAACATCAACTATTAAGATATGGGAAACGTTTCTGTGCAGAGGACAGACGTTTAAGCATCTAAGGGTAGTCCCATAAATTCGTGTTGGTCTCACTTCTACCGTCACTACACGATGAGGACGGAGTTTCGCCGCATTTCTAGGTAGCGGAACCTATAAACCAATAATTAATCTGTTAATACATCAAAGATCGTGCCGTACTCATATCTAGCCCAATCTTCCATGTCAACATATGTGTTTATATTGCGTCGGTATACTGTCTTTAGCCACGTTCGTTGCCCGTGAATTTTGACAGGATACCATGCAAACCACTTTTTCCAAGGACCTACTAATGTCTTTCTAGCAACATACTCGTAGTCTATCGGAGTTTGTGGTATAAATGTCATTCTTTGATTTTGAAAACCAAGAACAAGTCTTTGAGTGGATGATTCCACGGATCTTTTACACCAAATGCGATGTGTCCAAATCGTGTATCCATGTCAATCTTATCTTTCCCTTTTACTACAGGCTTGTCACCCTTCATAATTGAGTAAAGTTCAGTACCGTCAGGTAGTTGTTCAAACTCCTCGGGAGTGAATAACATTAGATTTTCATCCCAAGGGTGCATATCAGAGGTCCCCAGCCTTGCGATTCTCGGAATAAAACGCATCAAAACTACCTCCGGGATAACGTGATTCTAATTTAGAAACGTTCTCAGCAATGACTTCATTAGGATCATATCCAAGTGACCTGCAGGCATTAATCCAATACCAAATGATATCACCGAGTTCACGCTTCATGTGAAAACGATTTTCTTCATTGAATGGCTTACCTTGAAAGACCATCTTCTTAACGATTTCGTTAAACTCGCCGCCTTCACTTGCTAGACCGATGCCAGCAGTCATCAATAGACTGATATTCAGATTGGGTTCGTTGTCAAGTTCTTGTAGTCGGCGAATCATAGCCGCAGTGTCGTTACTTGCCTCGCTTGTAACTGCTTGGACAAAGTCCTGATATTTGTTTAGATCAATTTGTTGTGTCATTAGAATGCCTTTAGAATAATAAGATTTTCATTAAAGCGACCGTTAGGTGTAGTTGCTACTGCTTTAATGTCTGCAAAGAATTTACGTGCCGCGGGCTTTGAACCCATGACTTCTTTGATTTGCTCACCCGGCTTACGCAGGGTTTTAATCTCTGATTTGTTTGTATCAAATCCAAGAATAGTGTTACCTTTGACTGTAAAAGTCTTGGAGTATTCGTCTGCAATATAGTGATGCAGTTTGCGCTTTGCGGTGTCGTACACCCATGCTTCGCTTGCACCATGCAATTTTACAGGACTGATAGATACCAAGTCAAGCTTATTGGTAGGGTCTTTGAATTCCTTGAGATACTTGAGTTTAGACACAATTTTCTCAACCGGAACTGCTTTCTTTTTGCGAGGAGCTTTGCTAGCTTTCTTGACAGAAATATATGCATTGAGGTCTGCTAGGACTTGGTCAATATATTTCAAAATATTGCGTACTTGAATCTTGGTCAAGTAATTGTAACCTTCATTAAGCTGTTTATCTAGACCGCCTTGAAGTTCTTCAAATTCTGCTTGTTTCTTTTTCCAAACATCAGAAATCAAGCTTACATGTTGCGGCATGACATTGAACCTAGCAACAATGTCCATTGTTTTTGTACTGACTTTACCAGTTAGAATAAAGTCATCAAACGCTCCTTCAAGTTCACCTGCGGCATCTTTAGCTTTTTCACGCAGAATGTCCTGAATGTTGGGACGAGCAGGAGACTCTGTTGCATCTTTAGTAACAGAAGTAATGCTTTCTTTGACTTCGGGTTTGTGATATGCCTTGAGCAGGCGAGAAATCTCATTCTCAAACTGAGCCGTCTCACGATCGGTCAATTCAAGACCTCGCAACTTCATTCGGGCTAGCCAACAGTAAGTGTTGATAAATTCGCTTTCAGCAACCTTACGCATCATCTTGGCTTCAGTGTCACGTTTAGTAAAGTCCAAGAATTGGCACATGAGTTCTTTTGCATCTTTCTTGCCATAGAACCAGTTATACCAACCGAAACCGTAAGAAAGTGCAGAAGTCCTGCGATCTGGATCAGGTTGAACTACATACAGTGGTTCTTCACCCATGTATTTGGTATCGGGATTCTTGGGATTCAGTGCTTTAACTTGACTATGATCCTCAGAATTACGTTTGCGTGTAGCCATCAGGCGCTCCTTTACATTGATTTATCTATTGTATCACCGTACCCATTTATTGTCAACCTTACGGGAAAGTGTACTTATTGTTCTGGAAATTGCGATAAATAACTATATGCCAAGATTATCACTATACCACCCGACAAAATCAAACGATTATCGTTTCTTTGATAAAACCATTTCGCAAATGTTTACTGCGGGTGCTACGGACCTGTATGTACATAAATATTTAGGTCCTACTAATCAAGGCCCTTCAATTGATTATACGCAACCTGAATACGCTGAATTAAGTCCTACAAATATACAGGATTTACTATTCTTAGAAAACAGAGATAGAACATATGATCCAAATATCTATAGATTAAGAGGTCACTATAATGTTCAGAATTTAGATTTTGATTTAAGTCAGTTTGGATTATTTTTGAATAATGATATTATATTCATCACTGTTCATTATAATGATATGATTGATTTAGTTGGTCGTAAATTAATGGTGGGTGATGTTATTGAATTACCTCACTTACTTGATTATAACCCATTAAAAGAAACTATACCTACTGCATTAAAAAGATTCTATCAGATAACAGACGGTAACTTTGCCAGTGAAGGATTTAGCCCAACATGGTATCCTCATTTATGGCGTATTAAGTGTGAGCCATTAGTTGATAGTCAAGAATTCAGTCAGATTCTTAATGAACCTGTTAACCAAGACAATTATCTTGGATTATGGGATAAAGATAAAACTTATCCAGCCGGATATGTTATTAGTTACGGGGATAAAAACTACATATCTAAAGTTGATGTTCCTGCAGGAGTTTATCCGCCCAATGAAACATATTGGGAATTAGATACTGCACAGGATCTAAAAGATATACTATCTACATATAATACAAATATTGCAATTAATAATGCTAACTTACAAGAGGCACAACGTAACTTACCTAAATCTGGTTATGACCGTAGCAAACTATATATTGTACCTACTTACGGTGAATATTCAGAAAACAATACTCTTTCTGGAAAGAATAATCAGCCCGCACCTCCTGTTAATATTAATACTAATTCTAGTGGCGCACCAATTACAGTAACCGGTACCGTTGCTATGATGCGTAATCCTAAATATAAAAATGCTAGCCCTGTAATTCGTATACCTAAAGAGGCAGTAAAAAGTATTTGGGACATGACAGCAGACAGTGACGGATCAGTAGATCCTATTGATGCGTTTGTTCAAATGAGTTTAGAGGGTTTAGAATTAGCTCCTGAACCTATAGGCAATGGCTCTGGTGCATTACAAGGTGATCGCATAATCGTAGCACAATCATTAGGTACTATCACTGGTCCATACGGTACAGCAGACAACACTTATGCCACCGCCGACCAAGATCCAACTCAACCGGGATTCACTGGTACAGTCAGTACTCAAATGGACTTTAGAGCAGACTGTGATCCTGCGTTCCAATATATTGCACGTAGTAGCCCAAGAACATTTGGTTATACAACTGGTTATCTAGATGGTGATGGTACTGCGCCCAACGGGTTCCCAACTGGTGCCGGCATTGCATTCCCGCAAAATCCGCAAGTAGGCGACTACTTCTTGCGTATTGATTATTTCCCGCAGTTACTATATCGTTGGGACGGTAAGCTTTGGGTTCGTATCTCTGAAAATGTACGTACTGAAACTGCATTTAATGCAACAAATACATCGCAGTTGTCAGGGTTCATAAATAATGAGAATCAGACAAGATTGACTAGTGGCTCAACCGTACCTCAGGCTCAACCATTGTCAAGCATCTTAAAGCTAACACCTGATGCTATACCACCGAGAAATAATTTATAATGGCACAATTTTTCTATGACAATCAAATACGCAGATTCTTGCTACAGTTTGCAAAAATCTTCAGTAATTGGCAAGTAACAAAAGGTAAAGATCCTGCGGGTAATGATATTTTAGTACGTGTGCCTATAATGTATGGTGACTCTAGCCGTCAAGCTAGTACTATTATTGCTAATAACAGTGCTAGCAACCTACCTAGTGCACCGATGATTACTTATTATATCACTGGATTAGAATACGACCAGCGTAGAACACAAGACCCTACATTTGTTGACAGAATCAACGTTCGTCAACGTTCATACAACAGTGATACACAGCAATATGAGCAGGTGCAGGGACAAGCGTTTACAATTGAACGTTTAATGCCAGTTCCATACACATTGCGTTTGACAGTTGACTTCTGGACAACAAACTACAATCAAAAACTAGAATTGATTGAACAGTTAGGAACATTATTCAATCCTTCATTAGAGATTCAATCTACTGATAACTTCATTGACTGGACAAGTTTGAGTGTGGTATATCAAGATGGACTGACTTTCACTAGTCGTACTATACCACAAGGTACAGGTAATCCAATTGATGTAATGTCTTGGAAGTTCTATATACCTATCTGGTTGAGTACAAGTAGTAAACTCAAGAAGATGGGTGTTATTGAGAAAATCATCGCGAGTATCTACAAGGGTAAGGCACTTGATGATATTCAAGACGATGATCTATTGTTAGGTACCCGCCAAAAGATTACACCTTACGGTTATAAATTATTACTAATCGGCAACAGTCTTCAATTATTGCCGGCAAACGAAGCATTCTATCCTCCTAACGAGGACTTGGACTTGCCACCATCACCTAATACAAACTTGTATTGGTCTAGCTTACTAAACGTATATGGTACACTAAGACCTGGCATAAGTCAAATATGGTTACAAAACCCATTTATGAACACTGAAATCGTGGGTACAATTGTTCCCGATCCAGTAGATGACAGATTATTGATTTATAACATTGATCCTGACACACTTCCACAAAATACATTAGACCCAGTTGATAGTGTTATCAATCCATTGTTAGTAGGACCTAATGCAGGATTGCCCGGCCCCGTCAATGGTCGCAGATACTTGATTGTAGAATCTATAGGCTCAGACGGTAATTCTACTACTGCTTGGGGTGGATTAGTAGCAAACGCAAATGATATTATTGAATACAGTACTGGTTCAAATTCATGGGAAGTTGCGTTTGACAGCGCGGCTGCTACTACTGTAGAGTATGTGACAAATTTAACCACAAATGTGCAGTACCGTTTCACTGATTCTATGTGGATGAAGAGTTATGAAGGTTGGTATGACCAAGGTGATTATTCTATCGTTATCTAAATTTAGATAAATGATAGTATGAACACTGTATCAGCCGGAGTATTCTTTTATTGCACAGCGACAAAAAGATACCTATACCTGTTAAGAACGGATGCTAAAAATCCGGGAAATTGGGGTATACCGGGCGGGAAAATAGAAGAAGATGAAACTCTATTTGAGGGTATTGCTAGAGAATGTGAGGAAGAAATTAAATTTTTCCCCAACAAAGCCAAGCTAGTACCGATACAAAAGTTTGTTAATCATAGCTTCACATATCATACATTCTTCTGCGAAGTTGATAACGAATTCATCCCTACATTGAATGATGAACATTGTGGATATGCTTGGGTAGGAGAAGGACAATATCCCAAACCATTACATCCGGGATTGTTTAGTACAGTGAACTTTGATGTAGTACAAGAAAAATTAGAAACACTAACAAAAAAAGCCCCTTAATCGGGGCTTTTTTTAACGAGTTAACAATTTTGCAATCGTGTCATAACCTAGTGAACCTAGTACTATGCCTGCGCCCATCATCATCCATCGCCACTTCTCTAAACTAGAAATTTTGTCAGACATTGCCTTGTGTGCAGATGCACTATGCTCAGACATCTCTTTCAACATTTTCTGATTTTCTTCAGAATGTAGTTCAATGGTTTGACGAAGTTCCTTCACGTCCTCCTTGATTTCACCGACTTTTTGTTCAATGTTTTCAACTTGGACTTGAAGGACTGCTATATCAGTTTCAGTTTTTTGGAAATTTACTGATCTGCTAGCCGACATGATTATACACCGTTAATAGTTACGATTGGGTTAGGCTGTCCACCGTATGTATTTGCTGCATAAGCTGTGTTGAATGTAGCAATAACATCAGGGTTGACGTTAGCCAATACAGCAAGACCTGTACCAGAACCACCCGCGTTTAACGCAGTGAATGTGACACCTGTCATGTTGCTTGCTGCACCAATTGCGGTCCAGTTTGTATCACCTGAGAAGTAAATTGTATATACTGAACCAGGAGTTAACGAACCGTCAGCAACAGTCGCTGGGAACAACTCAGAGTTGTAATCGTTAATAGAAGAAACATATGCTACTGTTGAGCTTGCATCAGTTGAACGGATTGACATTGTGTTTGGTGTCAATGCTGTGTTAGCAACGTTAGCTGTATAAACTGCACCAGTAATACCAGTTGTTGCACCTGTTACCAAGTACTTTGTCTTACCCTTCTGACGAACGATATAACCTGCTTCTGGTAATGCTTGAATGAATGGATCACCTAGACTAGATACACCAATTGCGTTGTTTGCAGAAACTGCACCTAATACAACACGGTTCTGAACAGCGTTAGGTGTACCAGTTGCATCAGACAAGTCTACTTCTGCGCCGGCGCGAGTTGTAGAAACAGTGAAAGCACTAGCGTTAGCAATTGCTTTAACAAAGTATGTAGTACCTGTTACTAGACCACCTAAGTTAGCACTGAATGTAACAGGAGTATTAACTGTCAATGTCTGTGCATTACCTGATGTACCGATGATATTACCAGTATTTTGTGTATTAGCAACTGCAACAGTTAAGTCGCCTGCAGTTGCAGTAGTTGTACCTAATAACTGTACTGGGCCTGCGCCATCACCCCATACTGCGAATAAACGAGTACCAGTAGCAACGTTTGCAAAGTCAGTACCTAAACCAACAACAACGTTGCTAGATGTAGATGCAAAAACTGTACCTGTACCGTTAACACCAAATGCAACGTTACATAGAACTTGCTTACCGTATATTGCTGTGTTACCACCAACTACACCGTATGTGCTAGAGTTTGTTGCAGGATAACCCGCACCAGACACTGGGTTGTTGAAGTATGCGTCAACAACACCAACTGACAACTGAGAAGCAGTTGTACCAGTTGTTAATGTAACTGGGGTATATGTTGGGTTTGCGCTTAATTGTGTAGCAGAAACAGTGAATGTTGTTGAGCTAACAACTTGTAAAATCCAATATGTTGTACCAGCAACTAAGTTTGTACCAGTTGTAATGCTAGGTACAAACGGCATACCTGCGATAATACCTAATGTGTTTAAGTTTTGTGAAACAGTAACAACGTTTGTTGTTGCGGTAGTGTTAGTTACTGTCAAGACCGCTTGGGCCTTTGCGATTTTTAGAGGACGTCCCATTTGATTTTCCTTATGTTATATGCGGGTTCTAGCCGCTACGCAGTGGGTACTGCATAAACTCTCAGAATTAAGAGCGTATCGTATATTTATCAGCGAAGATCAAAAAGCAGGACTTCCGAGTTGTTTGCGTTCTCAATTGTCAATGAATTTTCATCTTCAAAACTCAATCCTGATGTTTCAACACAATCATATCCATTAATTTTTACAGTACCACTAACAACATAGACATAATATCTACGACTATTATCTAACCTAGTTGTAAAATCTTCAGTGAAAATACCAGCAAACACTTTAGCATCACTATTGATATGTATAGGACCTGTATTACTAGCAATAGGACAGAAGTTGTTCAATTTATCTTCCCTGTCAAACTGCATTGCATCGTAGTTAGGTGGGAAATTGTGTTTGTTAGGTCTGAGCCAAATTTGCAAATAACGAATTGGTTTGTCAGACAAGTTACCTTCAGTGTGCCAAATGCCTGTGCCCGAACTCATACGTTGAACACATCCACTTGGTACTTCTCCGTAGTTATGCAAGTTATCATTATGATAGCAAGGACCATCTATAATGTATCCTAGAATTTCCATGTCACAGTGTTGATGAATAGGTACACAATTTCTTGGTTGCACTCTGTCATCATTGATAACTTCTAAGTCACTAAAATGAATATAGTTTGGATCGTAATAGCTATTGTTACTGAAGGTGCGAAATGTTTCAATCCAGTCTTCTTTGAGATGTCCTAATGTATCAGGGTGTCTATATTTAATCATGTGTTTATTTAATGGAAAAGCGGCCTAAGCCGCTTTTTCTTTTGAGTGTTATTGTATTAACACCAGTTTTCTGTACCAGCTAGAGTATATACTAAATCACCAGGCGCTGATGGATTAGGTAATGTATTACCATTGTCATTAAAGAATGTAGCTGAATATGTTACCCCTGGATTTGCGTTTGTGAAGGGTGTAGCAAAGTTAGTTGAGAACTTATTCTTCAAACGCTGTGCATAATACGTATCACCGTCATCATAAATTGCAACGCTCATTGTGTTAGGTTCTGTTGGGCTATTTAAGTCTACTAATAAACAAGTAGAAACAGGATATACCTCACCGTTTGTTGTCAACCCGGTACCGTCTCTTGAAGCTGTGAAAATATCGTATTGTCCTGCAGTAGGATCAGCACCCAATGCCGCCCAATTAGTGTTACTAACTGTGGCAATCATATATGCTTGACCAGCGGCGATAGATTCATCTTGAATAACATCAGTAGTTCCTGCAACTAGGAAACTTCTAGAACCTTTTTGACGAACGATAGATCCATTGCCAACTGCTGTATAATACCATGCACTGTCAGTGACATTTACAGCAGAAGGATCAGCTAATGTCAATTCTTCATCGTCAGTTGTGCCGTCATAGATACCTAATGAAGTATATCCGCCTGCGCCATCACTTACCCATAATTGACTTGAACTACGGAAAGCGTCAGTTGTAAAGTGGGTACCTGTACCTGTTACAGTTGCGCTTCCAGTGTCGGCTGTGATAGTACCTAAACCCTTTACAAGAATAGCAGTATCACACTGAATTTGTGTGGAGTTTTCATTAACACCACCCACGATACCAGGCTGATTTCCAGTGTAGTTGTTATCAGTTGACCCGTCGTTAGGGAAGCCTTGGTCAACAACCTGCTCACCCTGATATTTTCTAATTTTTAAAGCACGTCCCATTTGTTTTTCCTTTATTTTGTATGCGAGTTCTAGTCGCTACGCAGTGGGTTACTGCATAAACTCTCCGAATGAGAATATATTATGTATTTATCTCAAATGTATATTATTCTGTGCCAGTGTCAGGGTGATTTGCACCTAATTCCGTAATACTGAATGCCCCTGCAGTACCTGCTACGTTGATGTATGCGATATAATTTCCCTGACCAACGATAACACTGTTCAATACTGTATTTGCCGGGACAATCTCACATGCCGTTAAGTTAGCAGTAACGCTTGAATTACCCACAGCAAATGCTATTGCAGATGTGGTTGTAGATATTCTTACTTTATCTGTAGTAGAAGCCGCTGTTCTTTGGCTTGATCCGTTAGCTGTATAAATTACCGATGCCATTTTGTTTTCCTAATTATAATCTACCGACAGCGATTTCAATAACGCCTTCGGTTCCGTCAAAGTTCTCTAATGCTTTGCCGATAACTGTTCCCATTGTTGGTGAGTTACTTGGTCTAGCGAAACCGTTTCCACCAGATACCATCATATCACCTTTACGAATTGTGCCGCGAACTTTAGTTGGTACACGACCTTGTAGAGCGATTGCTACTGCAATACCTGGACATTTTGCATTCATTGCATATGCAGGATCAGTAGATACTACACCTGCAGCTCTTGTAGTTCCGTCTTCTGCAACAGTAAC